CCTTCTCTTTCTTTCATAGAAAGTATTTCTTCTGGAGATAATCCTCCTAAAATTCCTTGATCTTCTAGTCCCATATTAAATTATTCTTTATATTTTATATACCCACATACAATAAAAAATGGATATTCTATATTTTAGAATATCCATCTCGAAAAAGTTTCGGTTTATGAAATTATTATAAGAATTGATCTTGCCAGTAATCTGCTTTCCAAGAAGTGTTTAATTCATATAAGGTTTCCCCCGCACCATAATTTAAAGCCATTTCATTTATTGATTCAGTTAAGAAGCAATTGTTAAGACTAATTCTTCTGAATACGTCCCCTTGCTTATTGAAGATTGAAACTACCATAGATCCAACGTAGTCTTTCTTCAGACCCATCGCACCAGTTAATGGATTGTAAATTAAATCCGCCCATTGTCTCATGATCTTATAGATGATCATCGAATTTTGTTCATTTAAATTTACTTCAAAATCTACGGAAAAAGTAACTGAAGTATCTCCAGGAGCTCCTCCTGCATATCTTCTTTCAGCAAATTTGTAATTCTGAACAGCTGCACCTGATGGTTGTATGTCTACTGCTAATCCTGATATTTTCTTTACCTGTTGGGTTAATATTCCCTCTCCTTTGAACCTTGTATTGGCCAAAGTAACAGCAGCAGGAGGGGTAATGATAACCTCGAACTGGTTTAAATAAACTGGTTCGTAAAGTTTAATACCTGCTGCGGAATTCGTAAAATGTGGTAGTCCTGCCATTTATTTTTATTTATTTTATAAGAACAGATCGTCCCAATAGTCTACTGCCCAAGTCATATTGATAGCGTATAGTTCAGTTGAAGTATAATCTAATTCCATAGCATCTATACCTTTCAAAGGAAAACAATCTCTACAAGTTATTCTTCTAAATACATCCCCTTGCTTATTGAAAACTGAGATGACAATAGTTCCTGTGTAGTCTCTTTTTAAACCCATTGCTCCTGTTATAGGATTGTAAATCAAATCTGTCCATTGTCTTAGGGTTTTAAAAACATACATAGAATTTGCATCATTCAAGTTAACCGAAAATGAAATTCCCAAGTCAAATGTTGTAGTATCGGGTTTTGCTCCTGAATAGTTTCTAGTTGCAAATTTATACTTCTGTTCTACAGGAGCCGGAGTTTTATCAACTGCCATCCCGTTTATATTTGTTACTTGCTCTAGTAGAATATTACCACCCAGAACTGGTCCAGGAGGGGTAATTAAAACCTCAAACTGGTTGAGGTAAACAGGTTCGTATTTGTTTATCCCAAACAGTGAATTTTGATAATGTGGTAATCCAGCCATTCAGTTTTTTCTTATTTTCTATATTTATCCAACTTCTTTAATCTTTCAAAATTTTCAGATTATGCGAACTGAATAAATCCTCCTGCTGCGATTCCTCCGGTTCTAGTAACAGTGATTCTGTTAATGAACTTCTGGATTCCTCTTGCTGGCTCAAGGATAACGTCTATAATACCGATGTTTTGATCAATTACTGAAGGTGGATTGTTTGAAGCATCCATGATTACTTGGTAAGCATAGATTCCGCCTCCTGATCTAACTCCATCAAGGTAATTGTCTACCAATGTTTTAATTTCAAGTCTGATAGAATCTTCGTTGAAGTCAAACAGGTAGTTGGAAAGAATTTGTTCTACATCATTCTCAACACTGATTAAAAGGTCCCTAACGTGCACTAGGCTGAACGCTGAGTTAACTGTTTGATATCCGGTTTGGTTACCGAAGATAACAACGCCTAGGCCTCTCTTTTTGATTATAGGGTTGATACCGAAAGGCTCCAGATAAGATCTATCTTCTAAAGTGAAGTCATATTCAAGTCCTACTAAGTTTGTTCCTGCAATAGTTCCTCTCTTTTGTCCTGCTACGATTGCGTAAGGTTCTCCGTTTGCAAATTTAGCAACGAAATTGTTGGAAACAAATGCTGCTGGTGGAACGTTCACGTTTCTGTTGTTCTCTCTTAAAGTAACATAAGGAGCATAGAATGCTGCGAATGAAGCTCCTAAAGCTTGAGTTGGTAAAGAGAAAGTATATGATGGGTTCAGAGCTAAGTTACCTCCGTCTGCAATATATTGGGTTTGTAGTGCTGGATATGGATCAGCTGCAGTAGGTGCTGCTGTAAATCTAGGATCTACAGATTCTTGGAACTGAGCCATTGAAGGTGCATTAATAAATGCAAGTGCTTGTCCTCTCATCATTGCCAATTTACTCAATTGGTATTTAGAGTTCGGAAGAATCACTCCACTAAATGTATCTACGATGTACCTGAATGAAATAACGTCTTTAGTTGCAAGAGTTGCTGCAATGTTAGTGTTGTACATAACATCTAAAATTTCAGTTATTCTAGCATCTTGACCATTAGGTCTGTGGAAGTCACTCAATTGAAATCCTTCAAGGTATGTGAAGTCAAATGAAGTTGTGAATTGAGGAATTGATTGGAATTTCTGTACTTGTAATCCTGTATTTCCACCTGAGTAGAAGTAGATAGGTCTTGCAGTAGTTACTGTTACTATACCAGAAAGAGATGTTGTAGCTACCGAGGTAACTTTGGTCAACCTTTGTTGTCTGTTAGCATTTCCAACTTGGCAAAGATCTAAGTCAGTAGAAACTAATAGATCTCCAACTGAAACGGTGTAAAGGTTGCTGTCCAAACTAAAAGAAGTAACGCTAAGTTTTCCGTTTATCCCTCCTTGTACATCGATGTATTCGTTAATACTTCCGATGGAAGATATAATATCCAATTTATTAGTAGCTGGATATCCTGCGATTTGTCCTGTACTTACAGAAGCATAAGACGCTCCAAAATTAACCAAAGGTTCTAAACTATTTGAAGATCTGGAAATGTTGCTATATCCAAAAGCATAGGTGATAGCATATTGATCTCTGTCTACGTCTTGTTTATAAGCTAAATATTGAGGAGAAGATCCAGATGCATTATCATAGATGGTATCCCCGTCCTGAAGCTCTGCATACAGAACATTCTGATAGAAGGGAGTTGTGATTTGACCTAATAAAGCATTAGCGAATCCAGTAGGAGCTTGAGGGCCAGTAGCTGACGTTCCTCCTGGTCCTAGAGTAAATTGGATTCCTAAAGCATCGGAAGCACCGAATTGATAGGATGCTGTACCCCCTAAGATTGCTCCTGTTATTCCATAAGGTGAATATGTTGATCCAGCAAAATCATCTGCTAAAGGTGTTACCGAGATTCCTAAAGCTCTATATTTAGAAATATCCAAAGGATGACTGAATGCAATTCTTAAACTTCCACTTACTTGTGCAACATTTGCAACTTTTAATTTTACAAGATCCCCATTTGAGAATTGGTCGATTATAGAATCACTTCCAGTAAGTCCTGAAATTTGTCCTACTACGTAAGGATTTGAAGTAGAAGATGGGGTTAAGAAAGTTTGAAGATCTAATAGATCTGCTGCACTTAGTCCCGCAAAAGATCCTGAAGCTCCGGTTACTGCTGTTAAGAAGTGTAATCCTCCAACATAAGCATTAGGATCGTAAGTATTAAATCCTAGTACATTAACACCAGCAGTACCACCCCAAGTTGTTGTAGCAGCTACGGAAGGTAAACAATATAAAGTACCTACATTAATAGCTCCGGTTGCTCCAGTGATACCTGCGTTATCTTGAAGATTAGAATAGTTTCTTGTGTACAAATAATCTTGTAAAAGATTCTGATCATAACTTAAGAAATTAAGCTTTGCATCTTCAATATCTCTATCTCCAGAAAGTTCGTCGATTAAGTGATTACCCACTAAGTCAACCTTATAAGGATTAGTACAAAGATTTTCTAAAGCATCTTCATCAATCGCACAGAATAAACCGTTTGAAGGGGTATTGTTGTTAATAAGAGTTTGGATGTATTCATTGTTGCCGTTTAGGTTAACAAAGTCAATAATTAAACATCCGGTAGTAACTGATACAATTTCAACGTCTTGCTGATTCAAGAAATTATTCATTTGGCTCTTAATGAATCCATTTGCAGTAAAGAAACTACTCCATTTTGGATCTTGAGAAAGAGCTGCATAATCTGTCCAATCCCCAGAAACTGCTATCACATCGATAAACCAGTCCGAGATATAGTCATAAGGGTTAACATAAGAAGGAACGTTTCCTGCACCATACCAATCAATAGCAAAAATGTCATAACCTAATAAAGGAGGATTAGCATCTGTAGATTTTCTAACAATCACAGACATTGCATCTGAACCTAGATTTACTAGGTTGAAGATTCTTCCTTGGTCAATTATTGATCTAGTAGCTAGAAAATACTTTGTATCTGCATACCAGAATCTCTCTTTGTTATAATAAGAAGCATAAAGTCTCTCAGTAAGAACCCCGTTCTTCTGCTCTGTATCTACGGAATATCCAAAATAAGGAGTTTTATCTGCAGTTGGACTATCTACATCATTATTCAATCTTAATAAATTAAGAGCGAATACTGGTCCTGCGTTTAAGCAGGTAAAGATAGATCTTTGAAAATAAGATCCTTTTGCTTCTAGAGTTTTATCTATGTCTCCAAAAATAGCTAACGCGGTAGTAACGTCTGGAATATAGACTGGTGCGTTGAATGGTCCTTTATTAGAAAATCCAACTACCAGACGAATAGTCTGAGATGTTAAGATAACGTTTGCAGACGCATCGAATTCCAGGGTATAAACTCCAGATGCTTTAAATTGGGATAAATCAAGTTTGACTTTTTGTGCCATTATTCAGTGGTATTTTTTGCTTTGTATATATCTAACTAACTCTATACAAATTAGAGCTTACTAGTTTTGATTTATATATCCGATAAAGAAATCATTTTTAGAGAAGAGAATTGAACGAATCATAAAATCCTCCATCTTTAGTTTTCATCTTGCTATTATTTTCAGGGGAATTTCCTCCCACTAGTTTTTTTTCTATAATATTTCTATAGGAGGAATCAATTTCGTCATAAAGATCTTCAATTAAGTCAGAAAAATCACTAGAATCAAATAGAGCTGAGAGATTAACTAGGGTCATGGCAACATCATCGTGACCAGATTGGGAGGAGTATGTCCCCCTTCCATTCATTCCAAAAGAAAATAGCTCAGAGATTGTCCATTTTTTCTCATTTATAATTGCCCGATTAACCCGAATAATTTGTCTTAGGGATTCACAATACTTTAATTTGTTATTTCCACTGTATTTTATTCCTGGTTTTTTAACTCTAGCAGTTTCGCTATGCTTAGTGTACACAAATACTTCTTCAGAAATACTATCGTTTGCTAGGATCTTATCCATCAAGAGCTCCCCTTTATAGTTTAATTCGAGAAGTATTTTAACTCTATCAACACCAAACATGGTTATTAGGGTTTCTGGGATTTTTTTAAAGTCCTCAAGCTGAACCTCATTGTCTCTGTAAACCCCAACTTGAAGCAAACCAAAGAAATCTGATTCATCTTCGAAGTCTTCTAGTTCTTCTATAACTTTTTTAGGGAGAGGAACAACTTTAAACACATTCAGAACTGTAAAATCTCCTCCACCTCCTCCAGCAAGATCTATTGAAAGAACATATTTTTTTCCTGTCGGATCGACTACATTTGGATCAAATTTAGGATGCCATCTGAAATTTTTATAGTTTATTCCTAGATTATCAAACTCTTCAACTTCTTTCCAAACATATTCAGTTTCATTGCTCTTAATTTTTTGTAGCTCTTTTGATCCTAAAAGTAAAGTAGATGAACTTAAAAACTGATTTCCGTATTCTTGATTGAAAAGTTCTTCACTTCCCAAGTTGGCAATCTCATCTTTTTTCCACGCTTCGTCTCTTCCGGGAACTTGCCACCAGTCAACCCTAATTGGATTAAAAGTATTATCTCCATTCAAAGCTCCTTGATAAATTTCCCAGAATTTATTCTGCCCGTTTGGGGTAGAAGTGATAATAATTCTTGAAACTTTTGAAGAAGAAACTGTGGGGTATGTTGATCTAAAGAAAGATTCTATGAAGTTCGGATGAATGTGAGCAAACTCATCCATGTATAAAAAGTGAATTGTAAAACCAATCGCTGAAGTTTTTGTTGTTGTTTTACCGATTGCTCTACATCCATTATCGAATTTAAGAGACATTACATTATTAACAACTATCCCTGGTTTTAAAAACCAAGGAAGACCTCTGACAATTTCTTTCAATTTGGACATTAATTCTTCCGCTGTAGATCCAACGTTTGCAAGAATCATTGCATTTTTCTCATGATTGAACACAAGATACCAAACTAAAATAATAGCTGACGTGATGGATTTACCAACCTGACGAGGTGCTAGAAAAACATTAAATCTGTGGCTTTGGTATTCTTTTAAAACCGAAGCTTGGTAATCTCTAAGCTTGATGTAATCTAGACCGTGGTCCATCATTACTTGGCAGTATTTAGCGAAGTAAGTTACATCTTTAGCACATCTTTCAATCTCTAGGATTTCTTCTTGGGTATATTCCCAAAGTATATTCGCCCTTTTTAATTCAGGATCTCCGTCGTGAAACGGGTTATCAACTTCTTTATAGTCCAGTCCTTGTTCTTCAATCTTCCAAAGAAGTTCGTTTACTCTATCGGTGGACCAATAATTACTTTCATTCTCTTCTATTTCTGGCATAAATTTTAATTAAATAGACTGTCGTCTATTTCTAGTGTATTGTCCCCGTCCATAGTTATGTCATTTCGGGTAATTCCAAGTTCCTCTTTTCTTTTTGCATTGACTATAGAATTTTCATTTGTTTCATCTATAATAGCATCTTCGATTTCAGTTCCTAGAATATCCCTAAGTCCCTCCATTAGGCCTTTAGTTCCTCTAACTTTAATTCCCTCCTGTCTGTGAGAATGAATTCCTCCTTCTACCGAAGGGGATCCAGTTTGGGAATTGTAATCCATTGGCATTGCTCCAGCATAGGCTTTTTGTTCTCCCTCAGCTCTAAGTCTGATGTAGCTGTCTTCCATTTTATTCATGTAGTGCTGATAATCTTTCGGCATCTGCATTATCTGGGATTGCAATTGGGCTAAAACTTCAAACATTCTAGGGTTAGCATTCCCTAGATCTATTTCTTCCAAAAGTTTTGTAATAGCGTGCTGAGCAGTTCTAAGCTGAAGCATCATAGAAGACAAATTCATTGCATCTATCTTTTGCTTGTAAGCTACATAGTCCGTTTTTTCAATTAGATTCTCCTTTAAATAGAAATCAACAATTGAAGCCATGAGCATTCTCGCATCCGCACCCGTGTCCGACTTCGCAGAAGCAAAGTCCATAATGTCTGTTGTTTTTAATCTAGGAAGGTCCAAAGGATTAACTCCTTCATATTCTAGATTTTCCTCCATTAAAATTGAGTCAAGGGCATTTTTAATATTGTCCTGTACAACTTTTTCTGGTTTTGGTTTTCTTCTTGGCATATATTTTTATGTTTAAGAAATTACTTTCTGTTAGCAAATTTAGGCAATTTAAGTTTAGGCTGTGCGTTATCTATAATGTGTGCAAGCTGTGCATCTCTAACAATAGACTGGTTCAGAACTATAGATTGCTTATCTATATCTATCATTTGTTTGAATAGTCTTATATTACTTAATAATAAAGGAGATGTAATAATCTTGTAGGAATTGTTATCAGTTCCATAGTAAGGAGAATTTAGATCTTGATTTAAATCAGGTTCTGCTGCAAATGTATAGGTTGTAGAGAGAGATTTAACATACTCGTGAATATTTTTCAGATTGCTCGACTGATCCTGTGGATTTGTTGGATCATAAGACATCTCCCAGAAATTAATAGCAACTTGTTTATATTTGTTCGAAACGTTAACCACCACAGCATACCATTCCCCATAAATTGCTTTAAATTGGAGAGGAGAGTTAATTACCAAATCGTTCAAAACTACCTCGATACTTCCAACTCCTAGATAACTAGAATTTGAAGGCTCGTCGGATCCGGAATGAATAATGTCGATTCTTGTTCCTTTTACGTCTCCGCTAGAAGCAAGGAAAAGACCGTCTAGTAAATTTCTAGCTTGTGCTTTTTGCATTCTCCAAGAACTTCTGTCGGATTCCATCGGAGTATTTGGATTTGCAACAGAGAATTGATAATCGTCTATTACATTTTTAACTCTAAATCCACCGGTGTGATTAGCATCGGCAAGAATAGAAACATAACCTTCTGGATTCTGTGAATATGATATCCATCTCTGAAGGTTGTGTTTGTAAGGATATGTTGTGTAAATTATTTCAGTAGCAGAAGAGGAAACAACACTTATAGCAAGTGAAGGGTATGCTCTCTTAGTAAGCTTGGATTGATCAAAATAATTTCTAATAGTAAACCAAGCAGTGTATGCTATCTCGCTAGTTGCTGTTAAAATAGGAAGGGTCTTATATCTGACTGCTTGTCTATATTCATTTGGATCGTAGATGAACTCTGGGTCATATCTAAACGCTTCGTCCATATCGTAATAGTGATTGAATACTATTGTCCAGTTGTTGTTTAAATCGTATCCTACGATTGGTAAGCCGGAATATAAATATGATCTGATAGGATCTGGTGATCTATCTTGAGTGCTAGTAGAGTACTGCTGAGGTTTGGTCAATTGTTTTTCTTGATCGTTTATTTCAGCTCCAAATAGAGTTTGTGAATTTAAAGCAATACCATCAAGTTCCTCTTTGTAAGCAGGGTCCTTGTAGTAGGTATTTGATTTTGGTTGATATTTTTTTAACTCGATTTTAAAATAAACCGGAGCATACATAAAATCTCTGAACAAATACATGGAATTTATCTCGTAAATTCTATTAGTTAGAGGAAAATAAATTATATCTCTTTTTCTAGGTTGTGCTCCTCTGCCAAAGAAAGATTCAAAATAAATCTTGTCAATGTGAATCTCAAAAGGTTCTTCAAATTGAAGTCCGAACGGATCGTAATTGATCTTGTTGTCGGGAAATTGGTTATTTGGAACCATTACCTTAACACACTTTTCATCAACCACATCATACAAAGTGTATTCTTTTAGAACAACGTCTTTGGATCTGGATTGTGCTTGGACTGAATAGTAATTAACTTCCCATCCAAATAATTTATTAACGGAAAGACTTAGATCTTGATAAAGATTTAAAGCTGTATTAACTGCATAAGGATTGAAAGTTATAACTCCGCAGTCGTTATTAAAAACTACCGGTCTATTACTTTTTTCTTCCGAGCAGGTTGGAACTGGAGCTCTTATAATGTCATTGGTTGGATCGTAAACAGAATTATAGGTTAGATCTAAATCAAAATTAACAATCGCAATCGTAGGAGAAATTGGTTCATTACCTGAATATGCTATAGATCCGTCGTTATTCTTTGCTGTAGAAGTAAATCTAAACTCCGGATAAAATGGATTAGTTGGATCTAAAGTAATTGAGAAAGGAATTGCTCTGTCATTTGAAGTTGTGCTTTGGGATATTCCCGTTAAAGCAGTTCCAACGTTTGTCCATAGAGACCAGGTTTCTCCGTCTATGCTATATCTGAAATCAATCACAATATCTTGTGCATCGAGATCAACAGGATTGGTCGAGGTGTTAACAGAATCAATTATCCATCCATTGACAGAAGAAACGTTAGTGTATGGTTTATCCCAGCTTAAAACCCTGTAACTTCCAATATAGGTAAAATTAAGGGCGGAATCTATTTGCTCTTGTCTTAGAGCTAACCACTCTTCCCCTGTAATATTAATGATATTGTCACCACAAGGGGAATAGAAATAAGCAGTTCCTCCATTGGGATCGGCAACCCCTTTGGTGTGATAACCATTACATCCTATCTGAGCAGCTCTCGCTAAAGCTCCTTCCGGTGTAGAAAAAAGATTATTTGTGCTCGAAGGTCCCGGTTTTGCTGTGTTAGCAAGACCATCCTGATACGCATATCTCGGGTCCGAGACGTCGTACTGTTCGCCGTTACCATTGTAAACTGGCTGTCCTTCTTTAGGAAATCTATTTTCTGGATAAAATGTCATTTAATCTAACAATATATTGAGGGTTTCCCCTCTTATATATCGTCAGAATAAATTATCTTAGTAGGGTTACCGTTCCTTCGTAATAATATACTTTACCATCATAAGCAGAAACCTTTACTCTCCAAACATAAACGTCTTGTTGTGAGTCTTCTCTTTTGTAGGTACCGTCCCAACCTTCATTTTTATCTTTAGTTTTCCATAGAATTTCTCCCCATCTATTAAACAACATAGCTTCGAATGTTTTTTCTCCGCTAACTGTAATGTAGAATTTATTATTTCTATCAGGTCCTGTTCTTTCAGGACTAAACGCTGTTGGAGCAAAAACAATAACATCAGGACCTATAGTTAGTATATTTGAGGTTGAATCTAAACAAGTAACATCTTCATATGTAAAACTTGAAGTTAAGTTTACCCAATATCCTGAAGTGTCTGCTAGATAATTTTTAATTGGATTGATTTGAGTTGAAGTGTCTTCAGTATCAGGAAAGTCAAAAGACCATAAGTATTTAACACTATCTAATCCCCATCGAATCTGAGTTTGATTGATAAATTTAAATTTAGGAAATGCTACTGTTGTAAAATTAGGTTCATTAATAAACTGAGCATCAGGTACAGGTAGTATTTTTATATAATCTTCTTTTGTTAATACACTCTGACAAACACCTCCACCCCAATCATTTGTTACTATTAAAGTTACATCATACCAATTTCTATTAGCAGTATCATATTTAATATTAATTGGATTAGCTATGGTTGATATACCGTTATTACCAAACTCCCATTCATATTTTATATTACTTAATGGTTTTCTAACTATTGAAGTAAAATCAACTCTACCTGGTTCACACTGAATTAATGGATTACCAATAAAATTAAATTGTGGTAACGGTTCTATAATTAATTGAATATCATCTTTAGCTGAAGGACAAACACCTTCTTCAACACTTTCCAAAGTAATTAAAACTCTACCATTTCTAACATCTAATGATGTATCACCGATTCCATAATTATATAGTTGAATCAAATCATTACCTTGTCTTACAAATGATCCATCACCATTAGTTTTCCAAATAATATCTTTAACCCATTTTTTATCACCATTTAATATAAATTGTTTATCTTCACATTGTTGGTATGGATTAGAATTTAGTATATCAATCTGTGGTTGAGTTTGTATTAATATAAGATCTGCTGTAGTATCTGTACATTTGGTTATTGGGTTTGTATATTCAAATTTAACTCTATATTTTCCTTCATATTGTTTTGATTTAGGAGAAATACTTGGATCAAATTCATTTCCAACAACTCCTTCACCTGACCATTTACCTACATTTCCTCCGGGTTGTATACTTGTTAATTCTAATGTAGATAAACTTGAACAAATAGTGTCAGGCAAATCTATTTTAACAATAGGTAAACCATTAACTACTACCTCTATACTATCCTCAACTAAACAACCACTTGAATTATCAAATAATTTTATTAAATACTGTCCTGCTCCAGCAACTGATGGGTTGAATTTGTTTAATTTTATTGAGTTGTTTAAAGCATTTGATATAGTAGGATTTGATTTATCTCTTGAATTTCTAAACTCAACAGTAGACCAAATTCCATCTACTAAAAACTTATCTGTGTTTCTATCTTTAGCATAGTTATTTAAATCTAACTCAGGAAAGTTAATACATTGACTAGGTATAAATTCAAATTGTATTTCAGGTAATTTAATAACGTCAATTATTACTGAATCACATGATTTACAACCTGAAACTGCATCTTGGAAACAATACTCTATTTCGTATTTACCTGTTTTTTGAGGTTCTTCAGGAGATCCGGGATCAAATAATGGCTTTGCAGGGATTGAATTATCCCAAAATATAATAAGATCGGGATTAACACCTGAACCATCAGGAACAGATAAACATCTAAATGTTTCTATACCACCAATTCTAGAGAACGGAGACACTATTAAAACGCTAAGATCTACTAAACTTTCTCCATATTGAGACCCTGATGTATTACCAGACCCATTTGTTGGGAGATAGGGTTTTTGACAAAATGATCTTTCTCTTAATTTAACTACAGGATTAGGATTTAATCTAATTGAATGACTACCTCTATTATAACATCCTTTTTTATCTCTATAATCATAACTAATTACATCAGTTAAACCTGCTTTAGGTACTTGAGCGTTAGTAATGTAAATTGGAAAATTCCAAACAAAAGTATTTCTACCTACAGGACCACCTGTAATCCAACTTGGTGTTTTAGTTTGAAAGAATCTAATCGAGTCAGCAGGAATTGTTTTATTATTTGCAGTAGCAAAGTTAGCTAAATTTAAATTAATAGCACCATCTTGATAACATCTAGGTGGTAGTATTGTTGGAGTAAAGGCAGGTAATGGATTAACAGTTAAAGTAAATGTGTCTAAGTCTTCACAGATAACTCCTTTTTGATTAACTCTTAAAAGCATTTCATATTTACGAGTCGCAAGTGTGGATATTCTTAAACTGAAAGCGCTATCAGTTGCCATAGTTGTACCAGAAATAATATCTCTCCAAGTAATTTGACGAGTGTATCCCAATGGCTTACGTTTAGATGTAACTTTTAAGGTATCAAAAATACAAATTTCTCTATCCCCTCCAGAAAGAGCTATAACTGTGTCATTGACAAATACCTCTATTGTATCAGTATCAAAACATTTGTAAACACTATCTAATACCTTAACTGAATACTTTTGAGAAGGGAATATTTTTTCGTATAAATTTACTACAAGGGTACTTGATCCAATAATCGTAACTCCATTCGAACTCCATTCATACATTAGAGTATCTGCATTTTGAGCATCTAATGTAGCAAAATCATAAGTACATATTCTTCGGTCAGGACCAAGGTCAACGATAGGATTTTTAATGTATTTAATCAAAATGGTATCAGAGTCTACACATTTATTTTTATCGGTAAGTCTAAGTGCAATCCGAGTCGTCTGAGTTGGTGTAATGGTAATTTTATTTAAAGTATCTGCAGGATTATGAGTTCCAACAGGCACTTCCCATCTAAATTTATAAGGAGCAAAACCATAAGCTACAATTGGTTCTACTGTTAATGAATTACCTGCACATATAAATGTGTCTTTACCAAAGGATAACTCAACATCTAATACAGGTGGTATAATAATAGTATCTGAATAAATGGTTGGGCAATTGAACGGAGGATTATTGATTTCGTGTTCAATGATATATTTTCCACCACGTTTAAATTTAAAACTATCAGTTCTGTTAAAAGTCATAAAAAACGGAACACCGCTGTTTGTTGAATCTCTAATTACATATTTGTATCTATAGTTTTTAGGATTGTAGTTAACTGTATCTTTAGGAGTGGCTGTAAACTTTAATTTACCACAATCTAAAACGGTATACTTACGGGTATCTACAGCTCTAGGTGCAACAGTAATATTATAACCTCTATTAGCTGATGCTGGTTTGGGACAATTATCATCTTTGACTGTAACTGTAAATGAATAAGGATTAGGTCTAGCATCTCCAATTTTAGTAGTCCAACAAAATTCTGCTTCTCTTTCCCTAACATTTAAATTTACTATATTAAAAGTAGCACCTGGAATACCGTTGTTCCAAGTTAAAGTAGTAGTGTCTGCTCTTGTTTGATTAGGTAAAAACGGATCATCTTTTGTTTTAATTCTAAAACATATTTTTTCTCCTTCACATACAGAGTATTTGTTTTTAGAGTCAGGAAATGAAGGTGGGTTGTTATCAGGACATTGTTTAACAATAAGTTGCATATCCCGTCTTGTAAAACCGATTAGTATCCATTTATTAGTTGTAGAATCCTTTCTCCATTCATTAATTTGAATTACTATAACTCCTACTTCATCACATTTTGTAGGTGTAAAAACAATATCACCTGTTTCTTTATCAAAATAAATACCTCTTGGTGGATTAGCATTAGGTAATGGTCTGCAATTAATAATTCCTGGATTTGGAGGACAATAAGGAGTCATTGGAATTTGAGAATTAAACCCACCAGCATAGTTTTCATTAGTGTTATGAGCGCTTAATGGAGTTGAAAGTTCATAAGATAAACTATCACCATCAGTAACTTCACGAACACCATTATTATATCTAAATGGTTGGTTACAACAAATATAAGCAACAGGAGGTATAGATAATTGAGGAGAAGTGTTACATTTTTTTTTAGTTTTAGCAATGTTACAGATGTTAATCATTGCATCAGTAAAGAAATTTCCGGGATTGATAGTATTTATAGCATCGTTTCTACAACACTGTTCTACTTTAATTCTAATTTCACAACAACCTGCATCCTTTAAAGCTTTAAAAGGATCTGTATTAAAATCCATGATAGCTTCAAAAACATGTTCTTCAATACCTTCAGAAGTTACTGTAGTGTTTTCAGGATTACATGGCGCAGTACCTGAAGAACAATTTGGTGTAATGTCATTGATAGCTGTTCTTGTATATGTTATAGGAGTATTATTAGTAATACCACCATTTCCATCAACACAATAAGCACTAATTGTTGGGTTGTTAAATGAAATACCTCTACAATCCCTATAGATTTTTATGAATAATTTATACTTACCTGGTGAAATACATTCATAGGAAATGTCTCCACCCATCATATGGGTAGCACTAGCTTTTGCAGGTAAGAACAAGAGCAAAGAAAGAAGCAGAAGTTTAAATAAGTTTTTCATAGGATTCTTTTTTTTTAATATACGATCCTATTTATATATTAAAAAACTATATCACTTCCGTGTGAGTTCTCCCGTCGTTCCAATACCCTATGTCTCCATACCAGATGAAAATTTCCTCCCCTGGAAAAATGTCCCTGTGTGCAATAAATTCAAAAGTTTTGTTTTCAATATTGGATCTCCAATAAGAATTTGCATCATTTCTATGGTTATACAACCCACCAAAACCGAAAGAGAAAACTTGTTCTTCCCATTCATTTCCCTGTGGCCAGTTGAATCTATAGTCTATTAAAAGAGAACTGGATTCTCCTTTATTGATGGGGAGTGTGATAACAGGACAAACCTCGAATATTTCTCCTTCCTTTATATGCTCTTTGGCAAAAACCCCCCAACCATGGATCGGACTTTTATCTATGTAAATTTTTGGATTGTATATCATATTTTTAATTAATATTTAAGTTAGTCTTCTAATGTCCTAAGTAAATTAAATTTCTATCAATTTCTTTATAGATAGTAGAGTAATCATACTCACCATAAGTGTCAATTAATTTTATATTTTTTATTGTATTTGAATCTACTTCAAACTCAAAAATTTCATTTTCACTTAATTCTCTCTCATAAAGAACTTCATCTAAATTGAATGTTAATTTTTGAGGTTCTTTGATGTCATAAATATAAAATCTAAGGTTAGAGGATATTGGTTTTTCAATATTAACATCGTCTTCAGAAATCCAACAGGTTGTTGGTGTATTTTTACTAATAAATAATTTATATTTTGGGTTCATTGAGTAATCAAAAAATCCCCTGTCACC